TTAATGTCTGATGCTTGGGCATTAAGAAGCTCAACTTCAGAAATATTAAGTTATAACACTACAGATGACATAATTAAATCCACTGCAAAAGCTCTTCAACTAGGTAATGGGTCTGTTGGGTCGAGTGACGCTAGATTGATTTGTAAAAGAATGGACACAGCTGTTGCTGATGATATTCAATTTTTTAATGGTACTACTAGAGTAGGTGAAATTGGGGTTAAAGATACTACTTGGTTAAGAATAAATCAAACTACCGCTAAAAATATTTATACTCCAAGATACATAAGAGCTGACGGCGGTTTCTTTGTTGATAGCACTAGTAAGGGTATTAATGGTAGTGGTAATTTTATAGGTGGTACTATTACAGGTGCTTCTGATGCTAATGTTAGCAACTGGAACACAGCTTATACTCACTCACAATCAGCACACGCACCAAGTAATGCGCAAGCAAACGTAATAAACTATATAAGCCTTAGCGGTACTAATAATTATATAAAACTACACTCAGATTTAAGAGGATCAACAGTTTCAGGAGATGGTGAAATTGTTTATTTATACCCAAGTAATGATGACATTGCTAGTAGGGCTTATGTTAGTGACCTACCTTTTATAAGAAACAATGCAGATGATACATTCACAGGTAAACTTGTTGTTGGTAGTTCAAGCTCTAGAAGAGCTGGTATGTATGGTATATATAACTCCAGTTTAATTGGTCATATATGGTCAATGGGTACAGCGTATCAAATACCAGAAAATGGTGCTAACTTTGGAAACTTATACGGGTTAGCATATAAACACACAAACAACACTACTGGAGGTACAATGGCAGGAAGCCATCAAATGGTTTGGTGTCAAAATGGTACTGGTAAATCCGCTATGGGTACTAATATTTGGACATCAGGATCTTACACAGGTGCTTCAATAAGCGTAACTGGAAGCGCTTCTTTTGTTACTAGTGGTACTGGCACTCTCACATGTGGTGGAGCTGGTATATTTGGAGGCAGTGGAACTGGTGATGTTTATGTAGGGAACTTTGGTTCTGGAAATTTTGCAAGATTTCACACTAATAATTCAAACACTTATTTTGATATGAATTGTGGTGTTGTTTATTGGAGACAAGGTAGTAATACTAGATTTCAAAACAATATGACCAATGGTACATTTACAGCCTCTGGAGATGTTGTTGCTTATGGTTCGCCATCAGATGTTAGATTAAAAGAAAACATAAAACCAATTGAATCAGCGTTAGATAAAGTAAGCAGATTACAAGGTGTAACGTTTGACTGGAAACAATCAGATAGTATATTAAATATAAAAGAAGATGTAGGATTTATAGCACAAGATGTTCAAAAAGTCGTACCAGAGCTTGTTAGAGAGAATGAAGACGGTATGCTGTCAATGAGACATCAAGGTATTGCTCCAATACTGCTTGAAGCTATAAAAGAGTTAAAAGCTGAGATTGAAGAGTTAAAAAAATGCAATAAGTGTAATAACTGTAACTGTAAAACAAACAACGATGGCGGTACCAAGTAGCGGAAGTTTATCAATGCAATCAATAGCGTGTGAAAAGGTTCATGACAATTATGGAGTTCCTGTTGACGGTCTTGGACAGTCACAAAGAGCAGCAATAGGAAGAATAAGTTTGTTTGATGTTTCTAGATCAGGAAACAATAACAACTCAACTGTATCTTATGATGTAACAAATATAGCGTCCTCAAGTAGCCCAAACAATTCAGCGCCTTACAAAATGAGTGAATTTTATGGTTATGATCATGACGCAAGTATGCTTTTACCATAACAATAACTATCAAAGCGATACACACACTTAAAAACTGTGAAAATAGCGTAATAATATAAACATAGAATAATAATTAAAAGTAAAAAAATGGCAATACAAGGATCATATGATTTTAAAGGAATAGTTTTAAGCGATGCTTACCTACAAATACAAGGTGTTAACTCTTATTTTCAAATTGAAAAAGTAAACTCTTTAGAAACCCCAGCTGTTTTTGCAGAAGACGGCGTAACTGTTGAAACAGAAGCGGTATACGTAACAACTTATAACAAAAATCTTGTTAGTAGTTGCAACGTTAACATTTTTAAAGATGAAGCAGCTAAGAACGCTAATCCAGAAAACACTATAGGTAACTTTAGTTTTAATTTTACAGCATCTCTAGAAGATGGTGCGGTAAATAACATAAAACAAGCTTACGTTGCTTTAAAAGCACAAGAAGCTTACGAAAATTATACGGACGTATAATAATTAATAATTAAATTAAATAAAATGAAAGACGTAAAAGTAGAGGACATCGCTAAAGATGTAAAAAAAGTAACTGACGAAGAATTAAAATCAGTTCAAGAAAAAGTAGCTTTAATAAACCAAGTTCAAATGCAAGTTGGTGGTTTAGAAGTTCAAAAAACAATAGCTGTTGAAACTTTAAAAGCTAGACAACAAGAACTGCAAGTTATTCAAACTTCGTTAGAAGAAAAGTACGGAAAAGTATCGGTTAACTTACAAGACGGAACTATATCCGAATTACCAGAAGATGAAGCTGATAAGAAAGATTAGTATCGGTAAAGATTATAAAAATGAAGCTATGCATTACTCCGTAGGCCAAGAGGTTTACGGAGGGCATACTATCTGTCATATAACAGAAGAAGACGAAAAGTTTAGTATATTTATTAAAAAAAATAATGATATATTACCTTGGAAGGATTTTAATAAAAACATGGCTGTAGCTATAGAGTATAATCTAGAGTATTAATGAGAAGCGTTTTTAATTTTGTAGTAGAACCTATCGGAGGAAGATACAACAACAATAAAAAGGTAGATAACGTTGACTTGATACTTAACACTCAGATATTTACGCATCAAAACGTTAACAGGTTAGGTTTAGTAAAACAAGTACCTATAGTTGGGAACCATAAAGTTAAAGTAGGTGATCAAGTTATAGTACACCACAACGTGTTTAGAAGATTTCACGACGTCAGAGGAAACGAAAAAAACAGTAAAAGCTATATAGATGATAAAAATTACTTATGTAATGTAGATCAAGTGTATGCTTATAAAAGAAAAAACAAATGGCAACCTACCGATGGGTATGCTTTTGTAAAACCAATTGAATCTAATTATATATATAGTACTCAAAAAGAACAACCATTGAAAGGTGTTCTAAAAATAATTCAAGAAAATAAACACTTAAAAGAAGGAGACTTAGTTGGCTTCACACCAAATAGTGAATATGAATTTGTAATTGATGGAGAAAGACTTTATAGAGTTAGATTAAAAAACTTAACAATAAAGTATGAATATCAAGGAAACGAAGTTGAGTATAATCCAAGCTGGACACAAAGCGGTTGAAGAGTTAATAAAAGTTGCTAAAGAAGCTATAGTTGATTCAGGTGATGATATAACAGCGGATAGATTAAAGAACGCGGCGGCTACAAAAAAGCTAGCTATATTTGATGCTTTTGAAATACTAACTAGAATTCAAGAAGAGCAAGATATGATAGACAATAAGCCTAAAAAAGAAGCTACTCAAACTTCATTTGGTGGTTTTGCAGAAAGAAGATCGAAGTAATGTACGATCAAACTCTTTTTAAGGTTATAGAACCTGTTAAAATAAATACCATAAAAAGACTTAATAAGTCTAAAAAATGGGAATACGGTTATAATAAAGAGCACGATATAATTGTTATAAGTAAAACTGGGCAGATTGGAGAAATATATGATATACAAAATCTTCGTGTAGCTTTACCAAAAGCGGTTGGTGTTACTAAATTTGATAGTAATAAATGGGAGGTAAAAGAATATCCTAAAGAATTAAATAGAATAAAAACTATATTTGACTGGAAAAATTATCCAAATGATTTTAAAAGCAAATACATAGATTACATAGAAGATGAGTTTAAAAAAAGAGAAGAAGGGTTTTGGTATTATAACAAGAACGTTCCTACTTATATTACTGGCTCTCACTATATGTACTTGCAGTGGAGTAAAATTGATGTTGGGAAACCAGACTTTAGGGAAGCAAACAGATTATTTTATATATTCTGGGAAGCTTGCAAAGCGGATAAAAGGTCATACGGAATGTGCTATCTTAAAAACAGAAGATCAGGGTTTTCATTTATGTCATCTGCGGTATGTGTCGACATGGCAACAATATCTTCAGATTCAAGATTCGGTATTTTATCTAAGTCTGGACCAGACGCAAAAAAAATGTTTACAGACAAAGTTGTACCAATATCCGTCAACTACCCATTTTTCTTTAAACCAATACAAGACGGTATGGACCGTCCAAAAACAGAATTAGCATACAGGGTTCCAGCTAGTAAACTCACTAGAAGAAGTATAGTTAAAGCTAGTGAAACACAAGAAATATTAACAGGTTTAGATACTACTATAGATTGGAAAAATACAGGTGACAATAGTTATGATGGTGAAAAACTAAAGTTATTAGTTCATGATGAAAGTGGTAAATGGGAGAGGCCAAACAATATATTAAATAACTGGAGAGTTACGAAAACAACACTAAGGCTAGGTAGTAGAATTATTGGTAAATGTATAATGGGTTCAACCTCAAAT